CAGCCCAAACATTAAAGGACCAAGTATCGCAATCACCCCAGTAACTCCGATTATTATCTTCTTTGTTGTATCCGATAATCCTGCAAAAAACTTTGTTGCTTTCCCTATCGCATCGCCTAATTTACCGACAACGTCTTTGAAATTTATTGTTTCGGCAATGGATTCTCCAAGCGTTCCAAGTGCTAATGCTAATTTATCTTTAAAGGTTGAAAGTACACCGCCTAAAGTCTGTGAACCTTTTTTCATTCCCTCAAAAAACATACCACCTTCTTCAGTTGCAGCCTTTAAAGCTTTCTGGATTAGTGGAAATGTAATTTTGGATTCAGATGCCATCTTCTTAAGCTCCTTAGTGTTCTTCCCTGTAACATCTTCTAAAAGCTTATACATCGGCACACCCTGATTGATGAACTGATTTATATCCGCAGTCATCGCAACACCAGAGGCAGCCGACTGACCAAATGCCAAAGACATACTGTTTAGGTCTGAGCCCATCACCGCAGCGATATCACCCAACTGATTAAGTGATGTAAACGCATCTTCTGAGGTCAACCCAAACCCCATCATAGTATTATTCGCAGCTACTAAATCTTGAAGCTGGAAAGGTGTTTGTGCGCTAAACTCCTTTAGTCTTTCAAATGCTGCTGTTCCTTTATCAACTGAGCCTGTAAGCGTTTGTAATCCTGTTTCAAGGGTTTGAAACTCTGCTGCTGTTGTAATCGCCTGTGTTCCTAAAATGCCCAAAGGTGCTGATATTCCCATTGAAATATTAGCACCTATAGAGCTGAACCGAGCAGCCGATTTGTCAAGCTTTCTCCTGATCTTAGCTAAGTCCTTATTGATGTTTGATCCATCAATACCAACTTTAATTAGTAAATCACCTAATGCCATTTTTTATTTTTTTACCCTCAAATTCAAACAGCTTTTCAAGCTTTTTAATCTTTGCCCAGTCCACAGGTTTCTTCTGTTTCTTTTCCCAAGGGAAGCGAATCAAATCCGTAGCTTTGCGAATCTTGGAACCTTTGCCGAGGTGTGGCTGTATCGTCAAAAATCCAAGCCATCGGGTTTGTTCCCATGAGTTCTTGTATTCTTCTTCCAACCGTTGGTTTTGACCTTCTGCCATATAAAACAGCTCCTCAAAGGTCAAATGCCAAATGTCAGTTTGTAGGTAAGAGAAACCTAGCGACATCACTTTCCCCCATGTCAATTCCTCGGTGTCGCTGGTTTCAGTTACTTTTTTCCAGTAGTCATTGAATTTCCGAAGATGGTCATAGCTTGCTCAATGATTGAATAATCATCGTCAAGCCATTGCTCTACATCTTTACGTGAAAAGTCAATCTCTGTACCTTCCTTTTTTGCGCCCATCTCAAACCCTATATGAATCATTGTGACAATGTTGTCAATATCATCAAGTGCTTGTCCTAAACCCGATAGGGTAGAGGATGTGAGCTTGCAAAGTTTTTTCATCGCAATTAATGAAAAGCGGAAAGGTCGTGCTTGGTTGTCGATTTCTATGTACTCCATTATGCTACTTCTGAACTTGTGATTTCTCCCGATCCTTCGATAGTCAAAGAAAATGAAACATTATCCTCAGCTCCCGGTGAGGTCAATTCTAAAGATGAAATGTACCCACATCCTGACAAAACGATACCGCCAGTCTCATCCTCTGCCATCTTCCAAAAGATGATTGTACGTGTACCAATGTAGGTATCATACAAGGACTGAAAATCGTTTGAAGCATCAGTTTCATAAAGTGCTGAAGCACTGATTGAGTAAGAACGTAAACCTTCGTTTAGCTCTCTGAATCCTGCGCTGTCTTTGGTTGTAATATCTCTCAGGTCGTGAGTGATACTAATACTCGCATCCGTACAGTTAGCGATAACTGTTGACGGGTCTGCTGCTGGTCCTGCGTAAATCTTCAGGAGCGTACTATTTACTATAACTGTACTACTTGCCATAACTTAATAATTTATTCTAATTGTATAAATTGTTTCTTTTTCAAAGATCTCTAATTCGTAGTTGTAGGTATCTGAGCTATTCTGTAACATCACACCATCCACACAAACACCTTCTACCTCTCCACGAAATCCATCAAATGCTTTGCGCACTTCGTTTTCTAATTGTTCAGCTTGTGCATATTCAAAAGCAGAAGAATAGATAGTAACTGTGACAATGTCTAACCTGCGCCCTCGTGATCCATCTGCTTGCACGTTTAATCTATCTTTGTGGTTTACTTGGTCTGTTGAGTCTATCTCATACACACAACAAGGAAATGTACTGGCATCGTTTGGAGCTACCACAGGGTAAATTCTGTCACCAATGAGCGCATTAATCGCTGGCACATTCAATAAACTGTATATCACTTTGCCTGCTCCTGTCATATCTTGCCTAATTTCTTTTGTCGTGCGTGGTATTTGAATATATTTTCTACTCGTTTCTTTAGGTCTTGCATTACTGTAAGCTTCGCTTGATTGTGTGCTTTCTCCATAAATGGTCGCCCTGCAAAGTTCCTTGTTCCTTCCTCTACCCAGTGAGCATAATATGGATCAAACTTAGTTACACCATACTTTGTCTGCTTCCCTCTATCTCTTTTAGGTCCAACAAAAATACTAAGTGGCGATGCTTTTCTAAATGTCATTACTTTATGTGATCCTTTAAGGTTGCCCGGATAGTATTTTATTTCTTGTCCATCGTTTGTGTATCTGCTGTGTGGTCTTTGTGAAATCGGTGTAGCTGCCTGCAAAGCTGGAATAAACTTCTTTGCAGAAGCTCTCAAAGCAGATCGCACACGTCTGGTCTTTGTAACCTGCCTACCTTTAGGACTTACGCCAATTGCTTCAGGAAGCGTATCTAAACGCTTTTTAATTTCCTTTAGCTGTCGTTTCATATCTGCATCCATCACATTACAATATAATAAACAGTTCTAAATGTATTCGACAATGGACCACCTAAACGGTCTGTTATCTTTACCTTGAATTGCGTTGACGTTATCGAACCACGCAATACCTCCACCATTTCCCCGAACACCTGAGCCTGAATTGGTGCGCCATCTTCAAACTGCTTTGATACAATGACCGTTGTTGGGGTTGTTCCTAAACTGTGGCTAATGGTTTTTACTCCTAAAGCGTTTGTGGATGTTCCGTCTGCTCCGCTATCAATGCCCGGTAAGGATGATGATTGCACAAATGTTCCGTTACCTTGTACCCCTAAAAAGGCAACCATTGGACTGGCTGACGTAGGTGTGAAGGCGGAACCTGTGCCGTACTTGTTATTTAGTATCTTGCCATTTTTGAACAAGTTAAATGCAAAACTATTGCTTGTGTTTTTTGCTTCAAACATTATAACCGCATCTAGTGGACTTGCGGTATCTGTCTGTAAAGAAAGCAGGGGATGAACATCATTCATGTTTGCTGTTTCTTGGATGACCGATAACACACCATCACCAATTCCATTAGTTCCTCCGATAGTCATTATTCTGGAGTTTGTGGATGTTACATTTTGTAACTCAGGCACGATTATTACACTATACTCAGAACCTGTGCCAAACGTAAAAGCACCTGACTGTCTATTATAGTAATCCATTTCAGCATTAACAGGAAGACTACCAACCGCTGCACCCGATTCAAAATAAATCTTCGGACCAAACCAGCCACTCGGTGCTGTCAGGTCTGTGTTTATTATTTTTACATCGCCATCAATCGCCAGCTTCTCGTCAGGGTCATCCAAACCAATCCCCACATTATGAGTTAATGTTTTAGGGTACAAGTAACCACCACCGGTATCTTCTTCCCATAGCGAAGGGTCACCCGCTGAACCTGTGAAATCTATTGTAACCTCGTTGCCTGATACCGTTGTGCTAATGTCTGCTCCTCCTGTAATCTTAAAGGTAGCATTTGCCGAACTGGCACTATAAGTACCTGTGTCGCCCTCAAAAGTCCTGTGTGAAAATGGTCCAGTAATAACTAAATTACCTGCTTGGAATTTTGTTATAACACCGTTTGCACCCAAGATATTTATCTGGTCTGTTGGTGTCGCTGCGGTGTAAGTTCCGTTATCCGTTACGAATGACTCTAACAAGTTCTGTAAACCTCCCCCGGTTACGTCTATGCTTACCTTTTTTGTGGCAGGGTCTACTGTTACCGTAGCATCATTTAAACCCTCAAAGGTAAAGGTGTCAGCACCATCAGCAGCATCAACGCTGTTTATACCATCAGTGAACGTGATCCATCTGTTAATGATTGGCGGGTTGTCTCCTGTGCCATCAAAAACAATCTGAATCTCTCCTGTGGCATTGTCAATCGTCAAACCCATACCCGAAAGGTCAATCCCTAGATCATTGGAATTTCGCCAAAACAGCTCATCTGTTTGTCGCTTACGGTCTCTGCCTTGAAAACTTTGATAAGAATATAAACGCTTCTTATCTTGATTTTCAAAGAAAAGTGAATCCCAAATCTGCAGATATTCCGGGTTGTATGGCATCTATTGCTTAGTTAGTGTTCTTGTTCCTAAATCTGTGAATGTCGTTGAGTCAGAGCTAAAGAAATTCTTATAACCGCTCCCTAAGTCTACGGTGATAAAGTTAGCAGCGTACAGGCGGTAATTACCCACGTCTGTTCCATCTTGTTGAATCACATCGCCATCAAGGAACTGATATGTAGTTTCTACTCCATCGTCATTCATGACATAAGTACCTTCAATGTTGTTGGCTGCTGAATACACAGACCTATAATCGTAGCTATCTACCGCACCTTGTAAAGCAGTAATTAACGAATCTCTTTCCTCTTCTCTTTTCGGAAGCTGCGATTTTGCTACACCTACTTTATTGTAAAAGTTTGTCACATGAGGATAAACCAAATCCTTTAATTCTTGTTCGGTTAGGTTTTCCCAAAGGTATGAAACCTTCTTATCTCCTAAATCCTCTGTCATCTCGAAGCTAAAATTATCATCGCTTCCTGCTATGTTAAATGTCTTGTGATTCATATTTTTAATTTAAATCTATCCATGCTGTACCATCGTAACCTTCAAATTTTGAGGTTGTAGTATTAAATCTTATCATTCCTGCTGCTGCTGTTGGTCTTTGTGCTGTTGTACCTGATGTCAGTTGTACTGCGTCTGTGCCTTGAATGTCTAGGGTTACGGATGGGGAGGTTGATGTGCTGGAAATAATCAATCCGTTATTTCTAAAAGATGCTACTTGCGTCCCGCCCTGAGTAAAAACAGACACATTATTTGTAACTCTTAATCTTCCATT